GCAGGAGGGGTAGTTGTACGAGGGAATCGTACATCAAAAACGCCGTTTTCTATACATGACCGCTTCGTCATGCGTAGTTTTTGGGATTAATACAACCTATCCGCAGGCGTGAAGGTAGCGTGGAGTTGCAACTCTGGACCTTTGTTGTCCTTGCTACTATTCCTGCTGGTTTCAAGTTTCATCCAATAGCCTCCCAAAGGCTTTGGGCCTCTTCCTCGCTCAGTATGAAAGCCCATGTAACCCCCGTCCCATTCTTCCTTGTAAGTAGCCGTGCGAAGTTGGTGAATAGGTTTTTGAAGTAGAGTCTTCGTGGAACGGTCATAGCGGTGAATGATGTTTTGATGGTAGTACAATTCGTGGACATGGCCCATCCAAGTTAGGTCGTAGCCTTCGGTTGATGCAAGTAACCGTTGGTCATGAATTACTCCACGGCTGACAGGGCCTCCCCCACCTGCACCATGAAAATAATGCACCACGAAGTTGACCCCACGAAGGTTGTCGTGTTGCACTCGGATGTCTATCGTGCCGCCGTAGCCACCGACCTCAACTGCTGACCCTGTGGCGTAGTTTAGTGTGCTTGCGAAGCGTTGCAGGATGTCGGTTTCTTGGTGGTGGATGATGGATGTTTCGTGGTTCCCGTAGCCAACCAGCAGCAGGTTCTTGGCGTACGGTGCAAACCATTCCACGGCGGTATTCACAATAGAATCCAAGTAGCGGGCGTTGTTGTGTTCTTCCCGTATGTCTTCCTTGCTCCGTCTTGGGTCGCCCTTCCCCTGCATCAAACAAAAAAAGTCACCGTTTACGATGACTCCTGCGTTGCGCCGTTGGGCTTCCTTTAGGTGGTTGGTCAGCAAACCCCTATCGCAATGGGGGTTGTCCCAGTGCAGGTCGCTCATTAAAAGAAACTCCTGCCCCGATTGGCAGGTGACTTCGTGGATGTTGCGGGAATGCTTAGTGGTTGGTAGAATCATTGCATGGCTTTTAGTGTTGCGTTTTCGGATTCAAGTGCATGGATGGTAGTTTCCAAACTCTCAATCCGTTGACGCAAAACTACAAGTTCATTGCGTAATTCAGTCAACTCTTTGTTTTGTGCTTCGGCGGTAGCCTGCCACATAGCCAGCACCGCTTGGGCTTGCTTGACCTGGAGGGAATCCGCTTGGAAGCGTCCCCGTGTCAGCCAAGCAACTGCACCGCCGACGATTGCGGAGATGGACCCGATGATAGTGGTTTCTATCAGGTTCACGCCTTCGGTGCTTCGGGTTTGCCCTTTACTTTCTCTACGGCCATCCAACCTACTGACAACAAGGTAATTATCGCACCGATGATTTCGGTCAAAGTTGCGGTATCAATGACACCTTTGGCGACGAGTGTACCACCGATAAATGTTAGCAGGTGGCGGAGCAGAGCGATGATGGCTGATTGCATGATGTTAGGTTTGTTAGGGTTGCGCTTAAATAGTCCCATGGTTGTAAATGTTACTTGGTTTGCGGTGTTGCAAATTCTTGGTAATCTGCGGCGTATTGAGAGTCCCAACCGAGGAAGGAATGCACTCCGCAAGGCATGGGCCAAACTTGATGGCGCACCCAATAACTTGGCTCTTCGCCTTCCCATAGGATGTCCACGCAGTAAGCCTTCGGATTGTCGGCGTTGACTCGGCCCAATTCAACACAGGTATTTGGCGAGGCTTCTGCATCGTAGATGGTGCGGAAGTCAGCGTAAACGGCAAACTCGTATTTTCGGAAGGTGGCCATTGTTAAAGGCTTGTTAGGGCTGCGAGTTCAGCGTTGGACAAGCGGGTGGTGTAGAGAGTAGCGGCAAGGATGCGGTCGTTGAGGAAGGCCGATTGAGTGCCTCCAGTTGCCGCACCTGGTCCAGAGCCTAATAAAACGCAATTCAATGCAGCAGTAAAGTCCGTATTTGCATTGGTGTTGGTACCAATAACTACACCATCAAGAGCAAAAGTTATATCTCCGCTTGAATAGGAGCAGGCCAATTTATGTATTCCCGCAGTTGTAGTAACTCCTGACGCAACCACATCCACAAGGCTTCCTGTTTTATTGCGTATTCTCACAAATAACCTATTGCTTGTGTTTATTTGAAAGTTTATAAAGTCGGTTGTATTTGAATTTAAGCATAACGAAAATAAACTGCGGTTAGTACTTAACAACCTAACATCCACCTCCGCATAAATCGTCCCCTCCGTCTGACCGATAATACCGCTGACCGCTCCGCTGACCAAAACCACATCTGCGTTGCGGGTGACTGTTGCGGTGGTGGTGGGGATGTAGGATGTTGCTACCGAGCCTGTTTCAAGTTGTGCGCCCCAAGCATTGACCGTGCCGCTGGCTACGGACAATGGTCTTCCATTGCTTATTTGCGTACCAACCCTAAATCCCACTCTTGGTGTTGTTGGTGTGTAACCCATTAACACAGTCATTCTGCAGCGATACCAACCGCTACCGTAATTTTCCATTCCAACACTTTGAAGCGTGAATCCAGCACCAGTTGTTCCGCTTGCGCCTAATGTCCCTTCGTTGAGGTTAAACGCTTGACAAACACCGCTCCCATAACTTGCAGCATTTTCGTCAAAAACATTGAGTGAAAATCCGCTTGACAATGCGCCAAATTTTCCGAAACAAGAGAAAGTGTAAGTTGAACCACTTGCAAGCGTTGCCGTTTGACGCACCCGTGATGCGGTATTTGTCGCTTGAAACAAGGTCGCATTTGTACTTCCACTTGGTGAAATAATCCCTGATGTTACTATTGTGTCTGCTGTTATAGTCCATCCAGTATCAAGGCTAACCGACCCCGATAGCGTATTCGTAGCCGCAGGCTCAACCAAAAGCGCAGGACACCCAACCGTTCCACCGCTTGCAAAGTAGTCCAACCTCGGAATCCCCGAAGCCACCGACTCAATCAGTCCGCTTGCGTTTACACGGGTTGCGTTGGTCGCACGGGTAACCGTGAAGTCCCCCGCTCCGCTGGTTGGGATTTGCGAGTAAAGTTTACCCGACTTGAATCGGGCGGGAACGATTAGAAGCGAAGGTGTCGGCATTCTTAGAAGTTGTAAATCGTAGCAAAGCGACCGAACAGGCAACCGCTGACCGCCGCCTCTGCCGTGGTTGCTCCATCCGCATCAGCACGGGCATTGAACGCAGCCCATGCCGAAGCCGATAAGCCACCGCCTTGCAGGGTGCTTAATGGATAGCCGTAGCCGTAGCCGATGAACATTGCTTAGAGGAAGGTGTATCCGATGACGCTACCCACCGACGGAGTGACCGCCGTAATCTTGCCGCCGTTCCTTCCGCTGATGACGATGCCAGCGGAAATAGATTTGCCCGACATTGCGTAAGCGGTTAGCAGGTTTTCGCCTCCTGTACCCGTGAGGGTCGTGAAGGTAGCGGCGGTGTTGACAACGATGAAGTCAAAGTTCTCGCCCGTGACAGCAGCGTCCACGAATTCCATCGTGCCGCCCTGGCCGAGCATTTGTTGTAAGATTGGAGTTGGCATTTTGTTTGGGTTGCTTGTAAGGGTAAATGTATCTTATGAAGGAATTTCACAAATGTTGTGGCCGTATGGCAGTTGGAATGACATGGTTGCAACCCATCCCGCCGTGCGGTCGTCACGGCTCTCTACAAACCTCGTAAGCGACACGGAGGTACTTAGCGTCCACTCTTGCGTCGGGTCGTTTGTAAGCGACGATATGAAGTCCTGGGCGATTTGTAGTTGGTCGCTCAAAACCTCGTCTTCGTTGTCTTGCCAACCCAGCGTCGGACTGCCCGAAACCACGCCACCCATCGTGGCAATGGATTCCACTCGGTCAGAGAAATAGACACCCACAGTAAGGTTAAGGCTACCCAAATCCGTACTCGCACTTTGAACATCCGCAAAGACGAGCGGATAGACGATTCGCTCACGGCTTGGGGTTCGCAGGTTTATCGTGTTGTCCGTTCCGATGGCAAGCGGGTCGCCCGTCCCGAAGGAGTTTACTTGCGGGTGAGCATTTGCAAGAGCAAGGAGTGCTTGCTTGATTTTTATCCATGACATAAGCCTGTAATTTCAGAATATTTTTTGAGTGCGCTCCCATGTTCAGCAGTTGTTGCAGTAAGGGTCGTAACCGTATGGCCAAGGGCGGTCCAAGCCAGCACCACGGCGCAGAGTCCGAGCGTCCAAGGCCATCCCTGTGTTGTAGTTGGTTCCGTTCGGGTAAATAGTATCCAAGGCCGATGGCGGGGAGTTAAAGAGCGGATAGTCGGTGCGGTTCTCCATCAAGTAGCGAGTGATGCGCTCGGAATACCATTCGGCATCGTTCTTCACTTTGTCCGTCAATCGGGTAATCTCGTCCATGCTCATTTGGCTGGATTCTTCGCTCGTTCTGCGGACCATTCCCTTGTTCATGTACTTGAATGCAAGCACCATCGGGAGTTCGTAGTAGAGCCATTGCACCATAGCGGGTTGGATGTAGTCCTCCAATAGCGTGGTGTTTAGGGCAGTTGTTGTGCCGCTTACCACTTGCGTCACCATTTCGTTGTAAAGGGCAGAACCGACTATAGGCTGAATACGCATTTCTTGGACCTTTACAATCGTGGGCCGTATTTGGGTAAACGACACATTCTCGTTTATGACCGAGTTGTCCAGCAGGGTTTGTTCGCTTATGAATAGTGCCTTCATGCTTTCGAAATTTTGTTGCCTTTGCGGATGACGAGTTGCTGCTCCCATACATGGCGGCATTGGGGGCGGTTCACTCCGCTGGCCGTGTGATACCAACCGCCACGGCGGTTCCATACGGAGTAGCCCATGATATTGGAGATGCCGTCAATGTCGTCCCGTGTGTACACCTTTCCTTGGTCAGCGAGGTCCAGCATGACCTTACAAAACTCACGGCTGGTCTTCTTATCCTTGTTGCTGAATCCAGCGGCCCATGAGTATTTGTAGCGGATTTCCAACACGGGTTCATCCGTTGGCTTGGCGCCTTCCTTGGCGATTTGGTCCACGGCCCTTGCGATGGGGTAACGGTCTTTGGTAATCAAGTACGCCACCCGCTTGGCGACTTTCGCTTTGCTCACCCCGAACTCCTTGGCCATTTCTTCCACGCTTGCGTCACGATTCTTCTTGCGGTACTTTTCAATTTTCTCGTCCAGTTCCTTTTCCTCCTCCCCAAGTTCAGCGAAGGCTTGACGCACTTGGTCGTCCAAGTCAGCATCAAACCGCATTGGCTTGGAGTGCATGACCACATAGTCGTCGGAACTGCTCCCAAACTTACTGGCGACCACCTCTAAGACCTTGAACTCTTCCTCCCCCCATCCGTAGTCCTCGGTATCTTCCTCGCCCCACATAGGCTCGCTGAACGCCTGCTCCTGCACACCAAGGAGCGTGTTCACTTCTTCGGGGGTCAAGCCGAAACCAGCGGATAGCATCGTGCGGGCCATCTCCAGCGTGATTTTTTCCTGCGCATAGTGACGGACGATTCGCATGAGGTTTTGGTACTCACGGCCCGATAGTTTTTTGATGTTGTCGTTGCTTAGTTGTGCAGGTGTTTGTGGGACCTCGTCGGGTTGGGGATTAGGTCCAACCACATCGGCAGGTTGCTTTTCCAATGCAGGGAGGCCCGCTTTTTCCCGCAGTTCTTCGGGGGTCATGATTTGCAGCAGGGCTTGCTCACTCAATCGCTCGGTAATGGGTTCAATGGGTATCAATTCAATTCCTTCTACACCGTTGAACGAAGCCAAGTAGTTAATCATCCGCTCCACTTTGCGAACTCGGTCGTTCACATAGGTAGCCTTGAATAGTTCGTACGCTTCCACCATTTCCTGTCTGCCTCCCAGTTGTCCTTCGGTCTTGACACCAAAGAGCATGGGGTTGACCACACGGTGCGAGATGAAGATTTCCTGCTGCACGGTCTTGTTGAGAATCTCGAACTGCTTGTCCATGTCGCTCGGTGTCAACGGTTCCAAGGTAGGGGCCTTGGACATATCATCATTGAAGGTCACAACAAAGCGACCCGCATTATCGGTCCCGCTGAACTTGCGCTTGATTTGACGCTCAATGTCGCCCTGTTCTTCGGGCGTTGGGATTCCGTTATTAAAGTTTATCAAGTAACCGCCCCAAAAATTATTTTTTAGGTTGTTCACATGGAAGTTGGCAATTTGACAGTCCGCTTCAATATATGCCAAGCCCCCCATGTATTCGGGGAGGGGATAGGACTTCACGCCCGCTGCATAGACCCGATAGTAGAACAACTGTTTGCCGATTCGGTTGTCTGCATCAAAGGCGGGGATTTTCTCTACATCCCCGATTTTAGGGTAGAGTTGGACCATGGCATCGTCGTACCAATCGGCCACCTGAAACATCCGCTCGTCTTTGTCCACACGAATCTTTTCAAAGGGGATGTGTTCCATCTTGGCGATGGTTCCCATTTTGTTCCAAGTAACCGCAACGGCAAACCCGTTGAATAGTTCCAAGTCAAGGACGAGTTTTTCGGTGATGTCGTTTAGGTCGTCGTGTTCGGACAAACCATCAAAGAACTTGGCGTAGCGGGCCTGCTGCTCCACGGTCATCTTCTCACCTGGTTGCCATCCACCGCCAACGATGTAGTTAACCTTCCCGTTGACGATAGCGTTGTGCTTTGAACTGCGGCGGTAGTTGTCAAGGAGGTAATACGGGTACTCGTTGAACGCCCCGTAGGTGATGTACTTGCCCGCTTTGTTTTCAAGCATC